TGATCGAGAAGAACGGCTACCTCAGCCCCGCCGCCGCGCGTCAGAGATGGCTCGACCAGAACCTGCCGTGCGCGGCATAGTGCAACCTACTGTCCAAGGGACCGGGTGCGGTACACCGGCAGGGCTACGAGCCGGCGCAGGTGCTGGCCGAGATCGCCTCGGTCAACGCCGAGCTCGACGCACTCGGGATCACCCTCGACACCGACCCGCGCCGGTCGACCCGCACCGGCCAATGGAAGCAGCAGCATGAGGAGAGGCCGGATGCCGGCGAGACCGCCTGACCGCCATCGCGCCGAGGAGGATACCGACGTCTCCCGGCTCGTCGACCTGCCCGTGCAGACCCGGGCCGACGTCCGGCTGATGCCGGAGAGCGTCGATGTCGAGCGCCGCACCGTCGAGGTGGTGTGGTCGACCGGCGCCGCCGTCCGCCGGCGCGATCCCTGGACCGGCAAGCGCTACGACGAGGTGCTCTCGCTCGAGGAGGCCCACGTCGATCTCAGCCGCCTGAACGGCGGCGCGCCGCTCCTCAATACCCACGGCGCCTGGGACCTCCGCGACGTCATCGGCGTGGTCGAACGCGCCTGGATCGCCCGCGAGGGCGAGGCGCTCGTCGGCCGCGCGACGGTGCGCTTCTCCGACCGGGCCGACGTCGAGCCGATCTGGCGCGACGTCGCCGCCGGCATCGTCCGCAACGTCTCGGTCGGCTATGCGGTCCGCAGTTACGAGATCACCGAGACCGACGGCCAGCCCGCCGTCTGGCGCGCCGTCGACTGGCAGCCGCTCGAGCTCTCCGCCGTCCCGATCGGCGCCGACGCCGCCGCCGGCTTCCGCGCCGTCGGCGATCCGGCTCGCGCCACCGAGCCCGCGACCCATCCCTGCCATCTCCTGCGCCGCACCCCGGCGCCCATCCCCGAGGAGCCGACCATGACCCGCGCCGCCGAGACCGAGACCACCCCGCCGGACGCCACTGCCGCGGCCGTGTCCGCGGCCACCGCGCCCGCTGAGCCGACGCCGGCCCCGGAGGCCCGGACCCCAGTCGAGGCGGCGCAGACGCGCGCCGTCGCGCCGGTGGCCGACGCGACGCCGGCGGGACCGAGCCAGGTCGACGTCGCCGCGGCGGCCGAGCAGGCCCGCGCCGAGGAGCGGCACCGGATCGCCACCATCCAGGACGCCGCGCGCAAGCTCGGCGTCGCCGGCTCGGTCGCCGATGATCTCGTGTCCCGCGGTGTCGCCGTCGACGCCGCCCGAGCGGCCCTGATCGATGCAGCGGCTGCCCGCGACGTCCAGACGGAGACCCGGCCGCACGTGCGGATGGGCGGGCTCGACGCCACGGAGACCCGCCGCTCCGCCGTCGAGGCGGCGCTGCTGCACCGCTACGACCCGAGCCGCTTCGCGCTCTCCGAACCTGCCCGCGAATGGCGCGGCCTGTCGCTGATCGAGATGGCCCGCGGCTGGCTGGAAGGCGAAGGCACCCGGGTGCGCGGCCTCAGCCGCGACGAGATCGCCACCCGCGCGCTGCACTCGACCTCGGACTTCCCGCTGATCCTCGCCGGCGTCACCAACAAGACGCTGCGCGCCGCCTACGAGACCGCGCCGCGCACCTATCCGGCGATCGCCCGGCGCACCACCGTCGCCGACTTCAAGCTCGTCCACCGGCTGCAACTCGGCGAGGCGCCGCAGCTCGAGCGCGTCAACCAGTCCGGCGAGTTCAAGCGCGGCACCATCGGCGAGGCGCAGGAAACCTACCGCATCGAGACCTTCGGCAAGGTGATCGGCATCACCCGTCAGGTGCTGATCAACGACGACCTCGACGCCTTCACCCGGGTGCCCGCACTGTTCGGCACCTCGTCGGCGACGCTCGAAAGCGACGTCGTCTGGGGCATCTTCACGTCGAACCCGGCGATGGCCGACGGCACGACGCTGTTCCACGCCAGCCACAAGAACCTCGCCGGTGCCGGTGCCGCCCTCGACGTCGCCGGGCTCGCCAAGGCGCGGACCGCCATGGCGCAGCAGCGCGGGCTCGACGGCAAGACGCTCTTGAACGTCCGGCCGTCGTACCTGGTGGTGCCGAGCGCGCTGGAGCTCGCCGCCGAGCAGCTGCTGGCGCAGAACATCGTTCCGGCGAAGGCGGCCGACGTGGTGCCGTCGTCGATCCGCAGCCTCGCGGTCATCGCCGAGCCGCGGCTCGATCCGGCCTCGGGCGCGGTGCCCTGGTTCCTCGTCGCCAGCCCGGCGGCGATCGACACTATCGAGTACGCCTACCTCGAGGGCCAGGAGGGCGTCGCGCTCGAAACCCGGATGGGCTTCGACGTCGACGGCGTCGAGGTGCGCGCCCGCCTCGACTTCGGCGCCAAGGCGATCGACTGGCGCGGACTCTACAAGAACCCCGGCGTCGCCCTGAGCTGAGCTCGCTGCCCCGCACCAACGCTGACGCGGAGCCCGTCCGGGCTCCGCTCGACCATCCTCATGAACAGGAGTCTCTGCCGATGCGGAACTATATCCAGCCCGGACACGCGATCACGCTCGTCGCCCCCTATGACGTCCTCTCCGGCGCCGGCCTCCTCGTCGGCTCGATCTTCGGCGTCGCGAGCCACGACGCGGTTTCCGGCGCCGAGATCGAGACGCAGCTCACCGGCGTCATCGACCTTGCCAAGGTGGCGAGCCAGGCCTGGACCGCCGGGGCCAAGGTCTACTGGGAAAACAGTGCGAAGCGCGTCACCAACGTCGCCTCGGGCAACACCCTCGTCGGCGTGGCGGTGCTCGCCGTCGGCTCCGGTGCCGACGAGGTCGTGGGCCGCGTCCGGCTCAACGGGGCGTTCTAGAGTGACCGCCCTCGCCGGCCTCGTCGACCGGCTGTTCGCCGATCCGAACCTCGGGCGCGACGCGGTCTACGAGCCGGCGGACGGCGAGCCGTTGGCAGTGCGCGTCATCGCCCGGCGGGCGGACGCGGTCACCGAGTTCGGCGGCGGCCGGCTCTGGTCGGAGACGACGCGGCTCGACGTCCGCGTCGCCGAAGTCGAGAGCCCGCAGCCAGGGGACCGGATGGTCGTCGACGGCGAGGCCTTCGTCGTCCAGGGCGAGCCGGTGCGCGACCGCGAGCGGCTGGTCTGGACGGTCGAGGTGCGGCCGGAGAGCGCGTCGTGAAGCTCGACGTCGGCATCGACGGCGATCTCTCCGCCCTGCTCGACGCCGAGATCCTCGCCGCGGAGAAGGCGGTGACCCTCGGCGTCACCCGCACCGGCGAGGCGCTGAAGGCAGCGTGGCGGGCGCAGGTGACCGGGGCCGGCCTCGGCCGGCGGCTGGCGAACGCGATCCGCGCCAACCGCTACCCGCGTTCTGGCGAGTCAATCTCCGCAGCGTCGCTGGTATTCAGCCGCGCGCCCGAGATCACCGACGCCTTCGACCGCGGTGTGCTGATCCGCTCGAAGCACGGCCTCTGGCTGGCGATCCCGACCGCAGAAGCCGGGACCCGCGGCCTCGGCCGGGCGCGGATCACGCCCTTGGGCTGGGAACGGCGCACCGGCATGCGGCTGCGCTTCGTCTTCCGCCGCGGCCGGCCGAGCCTGCTCGTCGCCGACGACGCCCGGATCAACGCCCGCGGCCTCGCCGCCGCCAAGCGCGGGCGCCGCCGGCAGGACGGGATGCTGACCGGGGCGGCGACGGTGGTGATCTTCATCCTCGTGCCGCAGGTCCGGCTCCGGAAGCGGCTCGATCTCGATCGGGATGCCCAGGCAGCGGCGGCCGCGCTGCCGGCGGCGATCCTCGCCGCGTGGGATGACGACTGAGGAGACGTCTGATGCCCGGAAGCAAGCGCGAGCAGGTGCTCCAGGCGCTCCTCGCCGGGCTCGGCGCCCACCTGCTCGCAGGCGCGATGCTTCTGCGGAACGCGGTGCTGCCCGAGCGCATCCCGGCCGCCGGCCTGCTGATCCTGCGCGACGGCGATCCGGGCGAGCCTTCGGTGACGCTCTCGCCGCTCCGCTACCACTACCAGCACCGCGCCGAAGTGGAGGCAGTGGTTCAGCCGGCGACAGACCGGGATGCGGTGTTCGACTTGCTGGTTGCCTCCGTGGGCGCGGCGCTCGTCGTCGACCGGACGCTCGGCGGCCGATGTGACTGGGTGGAGGCCGAGGCGCCGCATCCGGTCGACCTCGCCGTCGACGGCGCCGCGACGCTCAAGGCAGCGGTGATTACGATCGTGCTGCACTACGCCAGTGCTGATCCGCTCGGCTGAGCGGGTCAGCAGCGCCTTGTCGATTGGCCGAGGCCGTGCTGTCGTGGTCGCAATGGCTTGGAGGGAGGGAGCGATGCGTCTGGGTGCGAAATGGCTTGCAGCCGTGGCCACGATAGCACTCGTGGCGCCGCCGTACGCGGCCTCCGCGCAGGCGCCCGCCGATGCCTGCGCGCTGTTGAGCAGGGACGAGTTCCAGTCGCTGACCGGGAAGACCGAGTACGGCGACCCCACGGGAATGCCTTGGAGCGGTGGCACGGTCTGCGGCTTTGGCAACGGGCAGATCATCCTGCTACTCCAGGCAGACTCGACGGCGGTCATGGACCGGTTTCTGGCGTCGGCTGAGAAGGACCTGGTCTCGCCGAGGACACCTGTCGACGGGCTCGGCGACGGCGCCTTCTCGGTCCTGTTCGATCCCGACGATCCGTACCAGGACCATGGCGCATTCGTCGTCTTCGGCGCGGGGCCGCCGACCGTTGCCGCCACCGTCTATGCCGAGGATGGCGAACCGGCGGAGGCAGCCCTGGCGCCCACCATGGCGATCGCCGAGGCGATTGCGGCAAAGCTACACTAGAGGGGCGGGAAGATAGCGGGTCGTCGATCGACGACCCAGCGTCCGGCGAGCGGCAAGCCGCTCTTCAACTCCACGAAGGACACCGACATGGCACGCGCGCAAGGCGCGCGGGCGCAGATGGCGCTCGCGTTCGAGACGGTCTACGGCACGGCGCCGGCCGGCGGCTTCACCCGGATGCCGTTCGCCAGCACCTCGCTCGGCGCGCAGCAGCCGCTGCTCGCCTCCGAGCTCCTCGGCTACGGCCGCGATCCGAGCGCGCCGGTCAAGGACGCGGTGACAGCCGACGGCGACGTCGTCGTGCCGATCGACGCCGAGGCCTTCGGCTTCTGGCTGAAGGCGTCCTTCGGGGAGCCGACGACCTCCGGCACCGGGCCCTACACCCACGAGTTCCGCTCCGGGGGCTGGACCCTACCGTCGATGTCGATCGAGACGGCGATGCCGGAGGTTCCGCGGTGCGCGATGTACTCGGGCTGCGTCCTCGACCAGCTGAGCTGGCAGATGCAGCGCTCGGGCCTCCTGACCGCGACGGCGAAGCTGGTGGCGCAAGGCGAGGCAGTGGCGACGACTTCCGCGGCCGGCACGCCCGCCCAGCCGGCGCTGAAACGCTTCGGCCACTTTAACGGCAGCATCAGCCGCAACGGCACGGCGCTCGGCAACGTGGTCTCGGCCGAGATCACTTACGCCAACAATCTCGACCGCATCGAGACCATCCGCAGCGATGGCCGCATCGACGGCGCCGATCCCTCGATCGCGGCGCTATACCCGGTCTACCCGACGAGCCGGAATTTTCCCGGGTCGATGATCTGGAAGTTGTCGGTGACGGTGTCGCGGATCTCGTCCCACTTTTCGGGGAGGGTGGAGGTGAAGAAGCGCATCA